GGAGATCGCACAGCGCACGCTGTCGGCCATCTGCCATGCCACGGGCCGGATGCATGTCAGCGATAGCGAAGAACTGCACCTGATCCCGATGACGATCCAGGTGAAGATCCGCCCGCCGAAGAATGGCTACGGCGAGAGCAACGCGATTGCCTATCTGCCGCCCGAAAAGAGCGCAGCCCCGGCCGCCCGTCCGGCGAAGCCCACGCCCGATCCGGCCAGCTCTGCGGTGCCGCCCAAAATGGCCTCCGCACCCTGGAACAAGAAAGGCTGAGAACCCGCACCGCCCTGACCTTTTGATGGACGGGGCGGTGACCAACCCAACCTGAGGACATTTCCATGACTGACATGACCAACGCGGCCCCAGTGGCTGCGACCAGCCCCGGCTTGCCCGAAGACCAGCGGCGGCTGATCGAACTCGACGATGCCATCGCCAAGATCCGCACGCAGATCGCGACGGCCGATCTGGCCCGCCAGCGCGGCCAGAAGCCCATCGATCCGGACTGGTTCCACCGGGCCCGCACGGCGCTTCGGCATCTGAGCCGCGAGCGCGCGGAACTTCTGGCCCAGGGCACTGGCCGTCGCCGCCGCGAGAAGCTCAAGGACGCGCTAATTGGCGTTTTGCGCGAGCGCCATGATCCTGAGACCTGGAGTGGCATTCTGGCCGAGGCGCAGGCCCGCAGTGAACGGGAGGGTCTGTGATGGCCGAGCTTCCCGAAGCCCCTACGCTCACGCTGACGGCGATCTATGCCGATTATGAGGCCCGCCAAGGCGATGGTTTCCGCGACCACCTCGGGGCGTCGATCATCGGCAAGTCCTGCGCCCGCGCGCTCTGGTATGATTTCCGCTGGGTCACGCCCGCGCGCCATTCTGGCCGCCTGCTGCGTCTCTTCGAAACGGGCCAGTTAGAAGAGGACCGGCTCGTGCGCAACTTGCGCGCCACTGGCGCAACGGTACTCGAGGTTGATCCGGAAACCGGCCGTCAGTTCCGCGTCGAGGCCCATGGCGGGCATTTTGGCGGGTCGCTTGATGGCGTCGCCATCGGCATCCTCGAGGCTCCGAAAACCTGGCATGTGCTGGAGTTCAAGACCCATGGGGTCAAGAGCTTCACCGAGTTGACCGCCAAAGGCGTCGTGCTGGCCAAGCCCCAGCACGCCGCGCAGATGCAGATCTATATGCATCTGACGGGGATCACGCGTGCCCTGTATATGGCAGTCTGCAAGGACACTGACGCGCTGCACATCGAGCGCATCGAGGCCGACAGCGCCATGGCCGAACGCCTGCTGGATAAGGCCGGGCGCGTCATCTTCGCCCAGCATCCGCCTTCGCGGATCAGCGAGGACCCGGCCTGGTTCGAATGCCGGTTCTGCGATCACCATGGCGCCTGCCATGAGGGTGGTGGGGCGGCCGTGACCTGCCGGTCCTGTCTGCATGCGACGCCCGTTGACGGCGGCTGGCACTGCGCCCGCCACGACCGAATGCTGGCACCCGCCGAGCAGCGTGCGGCCTGCACCCGCCATCTCTTCATCCCCGATCTCGTTCCGGGCGAGGTCATCGATGCGGGCGACGATGTCGTCACCTACCGCATGTCCGATGGCTCGACCTGGTCAAACGACGCCCGCACAACGGAGGCCGCGCCATGCTGACCCTGCGCCCCTATCAACAGGCCGCGATCACATCGATCTACGGCTATTTCCAGAACCATAAAGGGAACCCGCTGGTGGTGATCCCGACCGCCGGGGGCAAGTCCCTTGTCATGGCCGCCTTCATCGAGGGCGTGCTGAAGGCATGGCCAGAGCAGCGCATCCTGATCCTTACCCATGTGCGCGAATTGATCGCCCAGAACCATGCCGAGATGACCGGCCTTTGGCCCGAGGCCCCGGCCGGCATCTATTCGGCGGGCTTGGGCAAGCGCGAGGCACATGCACGCATTCTCTTCGCAGGCATCCAGTCGATCCATCGCCGCGCGCAGGAGGTGGGCCATACCGATCTGGTCCTGATCGATGAGGCCCATCTCATCCCCGGCAATTCCAGCACGATGTATCGCCGCTTCCTTGATGCCCTTACCCGCATCAACCCCGCGCTCAAGGTCATCGGGCTAACCGCCACGCCGTTCCGGCTCGACAGCGGCATGCTGCACGAAGGCAAGGATGCGCTCTTCACGGATATCGCCTACGAGGCCCCGGTGCGCGATCTGATCGACGCGGGCTACCTGAGCCCGCTCGTGTCGAAACAGCCTGCCACGCGGCTCGATGTGTCGAAGGTCGGCACCCGGGCGGGCGATTACATCCAGCGCGATCTGGCGGCTGCCGTCGATCAGGAGGCCATCACGCGGGCAGCCGTTACGGAAATCATCGCGCACGGCCGCGACCGGAAGTCCTGGCTGGCTTTCTGCTCCGGCGTCGAGCACGCGCGTCATGTCGCCGAAGAGTTTGCCCGCCAAGGCATCAGCTGCCGCACGATCTTCGGAGATACGCCGAAGGAGGATCGCGATGCCATCATCGCCGCCTTCAAGCGCGGCGAAATCCGGGCGCTGGCCTCGATGGGCGTGCTGACCACCGGCTTCAATGCGCCGGGTGTCGATCTGATTGCGCTCCTGCGCCCCACCAAGTCCGCAGGCCTCTATGTGCAGATGGTCGGCCGCGGCACGCGCCTCGCTCCGGGCAAGGAGAACTGCCTCGTCCTCGATTTTGCGGGCAATGTCCGTCGGCACGGGCCGATCGATCTGGTGCGCCCGAAACGCCCAGGCGAAGGCGGTGGCGGCGAGGCTCCGACCAAGCTCTGTCCGGAATGCGACAGCATCATCGCACTCTCGGCGACGGAATGCCCGGACTGCGGCTACGTCTTCCCGGCCCGCGAGGTGAAGATCGCTCCCACAGCGGCCACGCTGCCGGTTTTGTCGCCAAAGCAACAATGGCTGCCGGTTCACGGCGTCTCCTACAGCCGCCACGACAAACTGGGCGGGCAGCCCTCGCTGAAGGTCACCTATAGCTGCGGGATCAAATCCTACAGCGAATGGGTCTGTATCGAGCATCAGGGCTATTCGCGCCAGAAGGCGTCGGAATGGTGGCGCAAGCGTGCACCCGGCTGTCCGGTGCCGCTCAGCGTGGACGAGGCCATTTTGCAGGCCGCGCAGCTCATGCGCCCGAGTGCAATCTCGGTCCGCCCCGCGGGCCGCTATGTCGAAGTCTCCGGCTACAGGTTTGACCCATGCGCCAAAATCACCCCGGCCTCTGCGCCGTCTGCCACCGGCAACCTCGTGGGTTTGGCTGGTTCGACCGGAATTTCCGGGTCTCGGACCCGCGCCGTGACACCAGCCGCAAGCACCTCTGCAGCCGCACCTGCCAGGACATCTGCCACGGGAGGACGGGCATGATCGATCCCACCCCCAATGAGATGCAGGCGATGACTGTCGGCGGCCAACAAGGCGGCGCGTATCTCGAAAGCATCGGCAAATCCGATCTCGCCACCCTGACCGAGACCGAGTGGGACCGCTTCATCGACGCGGTTGTCACCGGATATTGCGACCACTTGCGCGAGCTGGCGGGTCAGGACCGCACACGCCTCGACGCCATGACCCCCGAGGTGCCTTTCTGATGACCAACACATCCTTCATGGCGCGCTTCGGCGCGCGGCTTGTGACCAATGGCTATGCTATCCTGCCGATCGGCCCGGGCACGAAGAAACCCGGCCGTTTCCAGCGCGGGGCATGGGCGGATTATCCGGAATGGAACCGTCATGCCGAGCGCGGCACTACTGAGGTCGAGGTGGCCACATGGGCAAGCTGGCCGGAGTGCGGTGTGGGCATTGTCGGCGGTGCCGTGGCTGCGGTCGATATCGACATCAAAGATGACGCTGCCCTTGCCTTGCGGATTGAACAGCTGGCACGTGAGCGCCTCGGTGACACGCCCGCCCTGCGCATCGGCCGGGCCCCGAAGCGGATGCTGGTCTATCGCACGGTCGCGCCGTTCAGTGGGATCAAGCGCCATCCGCTGGAGGTGCTCTGCCTCGGGCAGCAGTTCGTCGCTTATGCCAATCATCCGGATACTGGTGCGCCCTATGCGTGGCCCGAGGAGGGTCTGGCGGATATCGACATCACCGACCTGCCGGAAATCACCTCTGAGGCTGCGGTGGCGTTTCTCGACGAAGCCTATGCGCTTTTGCCCGAAGCCCTGCGCCAGCGTGGGCTGGCTTCCAATGCACCAGCCGGTGACATCGAGCGCATCCACAGCCAGATCGGCACATTGCCCGCCATTGAGGCGGCGCTTGGTTGGCTGCCCAACGCTGAACTCAACTATGACAGCTGGATGCGTGTTGGCATGGCCCTGAAAGGGGCGCTCGGCGAGGCCGGGGCCGGTCTCTTTGCGGATTGGTCTGCGCAGGCGGCGAAGGATGTGCCTGCCACCACGCTGAAGGCTTGGGCCAGCTTCAAGCCCGATCGGATCGGGGCTGGCACGATCTACCATCTCGCCATGGAACGCGGCTGGCAGCCAGACGCTGAGCTCCGCCTGGATGGCAGCCTACCCGAGGCCGAGAACCATCCGGCTGCGGGGCTGCTTGCGCGGTTGGATGTTACAACAGCGGCAGCGTCTCTGGCCCCAATCGCTCCGCCGTTCTCGCTTGCCATCCCTGACGGGCTGGTCGGCGATCTGACTGATTACATGCTGACCACGGCCCGCCGTCCGCAGCCGCTCCTGTCGCTCGGGGCCAGCCTCTGCGCCATCGGCGCGCTGATGGGGCGGAACTACCGCACCGAAAGCAACCTGCGCTCGAACCTTTATGTTGTCGGCATCGCGGACAGCGGATCAGGCAAGAACCACGCCCGCGAAATCATCAACGAGACCTTCTTCGAGGCGGGGCTCGCCCATCATCTCGGCGGCAACAAGATTGCCTCCGGCGCAGGGCTTCTGACCGCACTGCACCGTCAGCCCGCGATCCTCTTCCAGATCGACGAGTTCGGCATGTTCTTGTCGGCGGCGGCCGACCGCAAGCGCAGCCCGCGCCACATCACCGAGATTCTCGACAACATGACCGAGCTCTATACCTCGGCCGGTGGGATCTTCCTCGGCGCGGAATACGCGAACCGCGACGGCACGAATGAGCGACGCGATATCAACCAGCCCTGTCTTTGCGTCTACGGCACCACGACGCCGCTGCATTTCTGGGGCGCACTGCAAGGTGCCAACGTGGTGGATGGTTCGCTTGCGCGCTTCCTTATTCTGCCGAGCGACGAGGACTATCCTGACGAGAATATCGCGGTCGGCATCCGGCAGGCCCCACCTGCGCTGATCCATGGGCTGCAGTTGATCGCGGCGGGCGGAGGGGGCAAGATGGGCAACCTGACTGGCAAGACCGCCGATCAGAACACCGCCGTGAACCCGATGATCGTGCCGATGACCGAGGAGGCGCGCGCCCGGTTCCGCCAGCTCAGCGTCGAGCTGACCGAGGAATTGCGCGCCGCCGCTGGCACAGCCTTCACGGCCATCCTCGCTCGGATCGGGGAGAACGCCCTGAAGCTTGCCCTCATCGTGGCGGTGGGGCGTGATCCGGTCCGTCCCGAGATCGAGATATCGGCGGTGGACTGGGCGATCAGTTTCGTGAGGCACTATGCGCAGCGGACCATGGAGGCAGTCGAGCGCCATGTCGCGGATACCGAGACTGAGGCACATCTGAAGCGGCTGAAGGAAATCATCAGAGGATCGGGTGCCAAGGGCATCACCAAGTCCGAGATCACCCGGGCCTCCCAATGGCTGAAATCCCGCGACCGCGACGAGATCCTGCTCACCCTGATCGAGAGTGGGGACATCACCACCGGTATGCGTGGCTCATCGACCAAGCAGGCCATGGTCTACAGGATGGCGAGGTGGGATGGGTGAGCGAAGATCCTTCAAACCTGCTGAAGCGGTCCTTGAAGCATTAAAGTGGGTCAAGTCCCTGCAATGAAAGGGTAAAACAGGATCCTTCAAATCTTTCAATCTTTCAAGAGGACCCTTTATCCCTATACGCGTACGCGCGCGGTTAAATATTAGGAGAGAGGTACCTATTGAAATATTGAATAATTGAAAGATTATATATTATATATACAGTACAACCACTTAGGGGCGGAAATCTTTCAAGAGACCACTTTGAAGGTTTTGAAGGATCTGCCGGGCGGCCCGCTCGCCCCGCGCCTGACATGACCAGACCACCCTTCGGGGCCTGGCGAGACCGCAGCCTTCACCGGCCAGCCTTCTCGCCACGCTCGCCAAAGCGAAGAGGAGGTCTTGATGACCCAACCCGAAAACACTCCGCGCTGCATTCTGGCGCTCGATCTCGGCACGACCACCGGCTGGGCCATCCGTGGCTACGGTGGCTTGATCACGACCGGCACCGCCAGTTTCCGACCCGGACGCTATGACGGCGGCGGTATGCGCTACCTGCGCTTCACCAACTGGCTGACGGAACTCGACCGGTTGTCAGGGCCAATTTC